TGGTGTGACTCCTCCGTCAGACCCTATCCTTAAGGAACAGGCTAAGGCGAAGGCTCAGCATCAGAAGCAGATGGACGAGACCAAGAAGAACACCGACGCTGCCCAGAAGAAGGCTGAGGAAGATCTCAAGAAGGAGTCCCAGTCTCCTGTCTCCACCCATACTTCCGCTATTGATCCTACCAAAGACGTCCATAACGTCTCCATCCCAAATCAGGCTAAACAATGAACCAAGTCTGGCACTTCCTTAAGCTCGCTGTCTCCGTCGTCGCTGGCGTAGCCGCAGCTGTCTGTCTCTTCGTAGCTCCTGCTCTCGTCATCCCACTGGGAGTCGTTAGCATCGCTTTCTCAGTAATGCCTGAGTGATGTTTAACATCGAAGAACACCAATTAACAGAAATCAACAGAAAGCTAAATCACATCATGTCAGCACTTGACGATCTCAACACCGCCGTCTCTAACCTCACTGTCTCTGTCAACGCAGAGATTCAAGCCCTTAATACCGCCGTAGCTAATTCAGACTCCGCCGGTATCGAAACCGCTGTCGCTAATCTCAACGCCCTGAATACCCAGCTTCAGACTAGTGTTGCTCCGACCCAGCCAGTGACGCCTCCCGTAACTACGGCTTCGTAACAGAATCCCAGTGATTACGTTTGAGCCCACGGTAAGCGCTGGGTTAATAGGTCAGACAGTCCTTCTCCTCGGTGGTATCATCGGGGGATGGATTCGTCTCAACGGTAAAATATCTCAGATCGAATCTGACGTCCGTAGCCTTCAGAGCTCAAATGAAGGCTTTGGTCGTGCATTCGATCAACTCTCCAAGATCCTAACCCAGGTAGCAGTTCAAGATGTCCGTATACTCAATGTCGAGAAGGACATCGACGAACTCCGTCACCACAAAGGCTTCGTAAACGATTGACGCTGTATAACGCCAACGGACAGATTAACCTAACCTCAGTAGCAGGTACGTCTTATACAGGACTCTACGCTGCCGATGGCTCATGGAACATCGTCATCAACACAGCTACGTCTTGGCAAGGACTTCAACATCCATGTGGCGCGCTTAACGCATTCGTCGTAACTGACCCTTCTGCTGGCTTCTACGCCGCTAATGGTAGTATGAATGTCTTGTCTAATGGTTCTGGTGGGTATAATCCTCCTAATCCTCCTGGCCCTCTGAGTAATCTTGTAGTCTTGCCTGAACAGACTAATTTCTCTCTGGGAAGCTACTCCGCATTCGCATTTACTTTTAACGACCCTGGCCAACATCTAGCTAGTTGGACGTTAAACAAAGCTTCGTTCCCTAACGCTTCAGTTCTGAATTGGTCTACTCCTCAAGGAACTATTCCTAATGGCGGCGGAGTTTGGGGCTATCATCACCTTGATTATGGTAATTACGACGCAAGCATACAACAAACTCCAATACAACCTCAGTTACTTTGTGATTTAACTTCATTCAGTACAAATTTTAATTGGAGTTACACCGGAGATTCTGAATTCAATTTATTGCACGAGATGTGGCTGACCAATAGGGGAAGCACGACTGGAAGTAACAATTCAGGTACAACTAACATAGAATTACTTGAAGTAGGTCTGCTTTTGCGTGCAGGAACCACTGGAGCTTCTTTTCATAACTCAGGTACACTTATAGGCACTACTCATGTCAATAATGGAGTTACTTACACAGTAAGATCACACGGAGGATATATCACAATATGGTCTGGTGCTGATGTCCTTGTAGGTACATTTGATTGGAAGTTACTCTATAGTTTTTTACTGTCTAATGAAGTCATAAGTGGTACTGAGTGGGTTAATGGTCTTGCTTTCGGAATTGAACCAAGCTTTGAGGCGGGTACAGGCACACGTACAGGACAATTAGTTGTAAACTCGTACTCAGCGACTATGACGGGTAATAGCGGAATTGTAGCTTCACAATATACTGCTGATTACCTTGGCACAAACTTGTTAGTCGGTGGCGGTACAAATCTTACAAACTGGAGTGTTCAAAACCTCACAGGCACTACAGGACAACCAGATTTAAATGGAGGTACTGGGGCTATTCAAGAACTTGAGACAGTCACTAATGCTGAACATTCAATATTCCAAGTAGGTGGAAATGCTCCTCCAATAGATACTGGAACACATACTTATGGCATGATTTTTGATGTCAAACCTGTTGGAAGAGATTTTATGCGAATAGAATTTGCATCAAGTACGTTTGCACAACAGCTTTTTGGACATTTTCAATTCAGCACAAAAACAGCTACTTTCACAACTGGAGGTGGTGGCGCCATCACAGGAATAATGGGCCAAGTTATAGACTTAGGCGGAGGTTGGTATAGATGTTTTGTAACATTCAACAAACCTTCCGATGCAACATATACGTCGGCATTTATTGATGTTACATCGATGTTAGATGCTACTGATAATAGTACTTTCGTAGGCGACGTTACAAAAGGCTTTACAGCGCGTATGAGAGCCAGATTGGTTCAGATCACTTAATGGCGACCAGAAGCAGACCTAGAAAACAGAACGATCAACGAGAAGAACGTCGAAGTCAGGCTGAAGCTGATCTTATTTCCTTCATAGAGCTAGTACATCCACTACGCCTACTAGGAAACATACACAGAGAGATTATTACATGGTGGACAGCTAGTAACGCTAGTGGACACCAGCTTCTGCTTCTACCTCGTGACCACATGAAGTCTGCTCTTGTAGCTTACTGGTGTGCTTGGATGCTTACTAAGGACCCTACCCTTAGGATTCTGTATATTTCATCAACAAGTAACCTTGCTACGAAGCAGTTGAAGTTTATCAAAGATATTCTTACGAACAGCAACTACCGTCTATTCTGGCCTGACATGGTCAACAAAGACGAAGCCAAGCGTGAGAAATGGACTGAAAGAGAAATATCCGTAGATGATCCACGACGAGCTGCTGAAAGTATCCGTGACCCATCCATCTTTACTGCCGGTCTTACTAGTAATATCGTCGGTATGCATTGTGATATCGCCGTTCTGGATGATGTGGTTGTCCAGGGAAACGCGTATACCGAAGAAGGACGATCAAAGGTCATAGACCAATACGGACTGCTTTCTTCCATCGAAGGCGCAGGTGCCCGTGAAATGGTTGTAGGTACTCGATACCATCCACTCGACCTGTATTCTAAATTACTTGAACTCGAAACTGTAAAATATGACGAATATGGAAACAAAAGCTCTGTTAAATCACTTTTTGAATGTAAGGAATACCCTGTTGAAAGTGTGGGAGACGGAACTGGAGAATTTCTCTGGCCGCGTCAACAACGCTCTGACGGCAAATGGTTCGGATTCGACTCCGACATTCTCAACGAAAAGCGAAGTAAATATCTCAACAAAATACACTTCAGAGCCCAATACTACAACGATCCTCACAGTATTGACTCATCCCCGATCCAACGAAACCTCTTCCAGTACTACGAACCTAAACTCCTCTTCAGAAAAGACTGGAACTGGCACTACCAGCGCGAACGACTTAACGTTGTCGCCGCAGTCGACTTCGCGTACTCGACGGGCAAGAAAAGCGACTTCTCGTCCATCGTCGTCCTCGGCGTAGACGGTAGAAATAACTATTACATCCTAGAGATAGATCGATTTAAAACTGACAAAATCTCCGACTACTTCTCGCACATCCTCAACCTCTATGAAAAATGGGGGTTCAGAAAGCTCCGCTGCGAAGTCACCGCCGCTCAGCAAGTCATCGTCAAGGATCTCAAGGAAAACTATATCCGTACCCACGGACTATCGCTGGCTGTTGAAGAATTTAGACCTTCTCGTTGGCAAGGAAGTAAGGAAGAACGTATCCTAGCCACCCTAGAACCTAAGTACGCCAATCATCAAATCTGGCACTATCCGTCAGGACATACCCAGACTCTTGAAGAAGAATTGCTCTTCACTAATCCAGCTCATGACGACATCAAAGATGCTCTTGCTTCTGCCATTGATTTCGCAGTAGCTCCATTGAATTTATTCTCTATGCGTAAAGCAGACGTACCTAATTTCAACTTTCATAATAAGTTCGGCGGTGTTTCTTGACAAAGCTTTGCAAGAAGTGTGGCAGAGAGTTTATTAGCAATGATTCACGTAAAATCTACTGCACGAGAGATTGCTACCGTACTGATTGGGTGAGTCAAAGAGACTTCGACTATAAAAGAAACTATGGAATAAGCACAGAAGTATACAACCAGATGTTCGAAAAACAAAATGGTTGTTGCAAAATCTGTGGAAGACATCAGTCAGAGTTTAAGAAAAGATTACACGTGGATCATAATCACGAAACAGGGAAAGTTAGATCGCTTCTTTGCCATAACTGCAACTTGGCTTTAGGAAGACTGCAAGAAAATCCTAAAACTATTGCAGCTATGTTGGAGTATCTCCAGTGGTAGGAAAGGTCATTCCACTTGAGAACGTCTTATCTCCAGACCTTCTAGCTACCCGTATCACTGAGAAGTACATTCAGTGGGATACTCTCCGTCAAGTCAAGAAGATGGACTGGGAGGAAATCCGTCGTTACGTCTACGCTACTAACACTACGCAGACAAGTAACGTCGTCCTGCCTTGGAAGAACAAGACCACTATCCCTAAGCTCTGTCAGATCAGGGATAATCTCTTCTCGAACTACACAGCTACGTTGTTCCCGAAACGGAAGTGGCTGGAATGGGAAGCTGACACAGCTGACTCTAACTCTATGGATAAGCGAGACGCCATCGTCAACTACATGACATGGGTTGTTGATCAGCCATTCTTCAAGCTAGAAGCTGAGAAGCTGATACAGGATTACATCGACTTCGGCAATTGCTTCGCAACTGTCGAATGGAAGGACATGAGAGTTGAGCAAAAAGGAAAAACGCAGGTCGGTTATGTCGGGCCTGCTCTTCGGCGCGTATCTCCTTTGGATATTGTGTTTAATCCTACTGCGGAGAATTTCGTAGAGTCTCCTAAGATCATTCGGAGCATTATTTCACTCGGAGAGCTTAAGTCTCTTCTGGAGAGGATGAGCAACGACGAGAACCAGACTGAATACGAAGAACTCTACAAATACCTTAAAGAAATCCGTTTTCATGCGCAACAGTTCCAAGGCGACTGGATGCAAAAGGATCGTCTTTACGAGATGGACGGATTTACATCATTCCGTGCCTATCTCCAATCTGATTTCGTCGAAGTATTAACCTTCTACGGTGATTGGTACGATCCTTATGAAGATACATTCGAAAAGAACCGTGTCATCACGGTCGTCGACCGCCATAAGCTTATCAACAATCGTCCTAACGATTCTTTCTACGGCTATCCTCCTATCTTCCATTCTCCCTGGAGACGTAAGCAAGACAATCTATGGGGCATGGGTCCTCTCGATAATCTGGTCGGTATGCAATATCGCATGGATCATGTCGAGAACATGAAAGCTGATATCTGGGATCTGGTTACTTATCCAGTCCAGAAGGTTAAAGGTTTCGTCGAAGACTACGTCTGGCAGCCCGGAGAGAAGATCTTCGTGTCAGATGAAGGCGATGTCGAACTCGTAGTGCCTGATGTCAACGTCTTCCAGTCCAACATGGAGATCGATAAGATCGCCACTAATATGGAAGAAATGGCCGGTGCACCTAAAGAAGCAATGGGAATCCGTTCACCTGGTGAAAAGACTAAGTACGAAGTCCAACGGCTGGAAAACGCTTCATCTCGTCTCTACCAGAATAAGATCTTCCAGTTCTCAGACTTCATGGATGCTGCTCTTAACGCAATGCTAGAGCTAGCTCAACGTAACCTCTCTGCTATTACTTCTATTCGAGTGTTCAATGACGACTTCCAAACCACGACATTCCAAACACTTACCGTCGATGATATCACCGGAGTTGGACGCATCAGGGCAGTCGGTGCACGTCACTTTGCCGAACAGGCCGAAATGGTCCAAAACCTTACCGCACTCACCGGTTCAGGACTATGGGCCACTGTGCAACCGCATTTCTCAGGAATAACTCTCGCAAAGATTCTAGAGAACATCTTCGATCTTAAGGACTTCCATGTCGTCACTCCGTACGTCCAGCTAGCTGAACAAGCAGACGGACAGCGGTTCATCCAAGCGATGCAGGAACAGCTTCATCAAGAAGCAGGTACTGCTACAGGCATGGGTGAAGACTATGATGTCAATCAGCAAGGACAGTTCAGTCCTCCTCCGAAGTCACCATCCCCACTAGGTCTGCAGCGTAATCCACCTCAGACAGCTACACCCACAGGAACACTAGGAACACAATAATGGCTGAAAAATATATGCCTATGGATGATCTTGCTAGAAGCATTGTTGATTCTGATAGAAATAGACCTTCTATGCAGCAAGACTGGCATCCCGATCATAATATGCCTGCTCCAGAGCACGATGGAAAAACTTTATCAACAGATAAGGCTTTTCTAGATATGCGTGCTAATTTTGATAAATACAGTGATGAGAAATGATTACTGCTTGGACCAAGCACTTAAGCACTGAAGAAGAAAAGAAACGATACACTGAGTCTCTTCTGAGAGTCAGGTGGGTACTTGAAGACATCAAGCTACTCATTAACACATCCCAAGAAGCTGTAGAAGCTTCTGAGATATCTCCGAAGTCCTACGACAACGCCAACTGGCCGTACCGACAGGCACACAGCAATGGCTACAAACAAGCTCTTAGAGACTTCTCTAAACTATTAACCCTCGACAAGGAAAACAATGGCTGACAGCCTAATTACAGACGATAACCAATCCGTCGAAGATCGTACCTCACTCCTCGCTAAATGGAAAGACAAACCAGCTGAGGAAGTCCTGAATGCGAAAGTAGAGTCAGATCTCTACATCAAAACTCTGACCGCTCGTCTCGATGACCTAAAGAAGGATTACCTTCAACTTCGAGAACAGCACCAAGCGGGTGAAGACCTTAAGACGCTAATCGACCAAATGAAGACCCGTCAAGAGACCGGACAGCCTCCTGCACCTAGGAGTGAAGAAGTCCAGACCGCTATCAAGCCTGAGGAAATAGAAGCTCTTGTTTCACAGAAGCTCAATGCACACCAGATTGCGCAGAAGCAGAGAGAAAACTTCGACTACGTTCAAGCTAAACTCAAAGAACAGCTCGGTAATGACTACCAAGCTATCTATAAACAACGTCTAGATAATCTCGGATTGACTCCTGAGTTCGCTGACGAACTAGCTAAGACCCATCCTAATGTCTTTATCAAGACACTAGAGCTTGAGACTACGCAACGTTCCACTCAACCTGTAGTTACGTCTACGCAACGTCAGGCTTCTTTTAAGCCTAACACCCCTAAGCGTGATTGGAACTACTACCAAGAACTCAAGAAGACTAATCCTAGGATGTATCTAGATCCAAAAATAGCGATCCAAATGCATGACGACGCCATCGCTTTAGGCGATGCCTTCGGAATGCCTGAGGACTAACCCCTAGGAGAACTTCTCATGGCCGGTTTTACCGACATGAACAATCAGTATCTCGTTAGGACGCAGCTCTGGTCTCGCCAGATCAAAGAACTGCTCCTCGACGAACTGAATGCTATGAAGTTTGTCCGTATCCTTCAGGATTTCCCTGATGGCTACACCCTCAATATCCCGTCCATCGGTGAAGCTGAGACTGCTGATTTCAATGAAAATCAAGCCGTCAAGTACAACCAGATGGATACTGGTAACTTCCAGTTCAATTTCGACCAGTACAAGTACTCGGCGAATGCGATCTCTGAGAAGTTCAAGAGGGACAGTTTCTACGCTCAGGATGTTATCGCGGCCTTCGTGCCTCGTCAGCATCGTGCGCTTATGGAAGCTGTTGAGACCCGCATCCTCGCGGTCTCTAACTCCGGACAAACCGCATCCAACCCCAACATCATCAACACGGCAGATCACCGCTGGGTGGCTAGTGGCACTTCACAGGCCATTACCATCGCGGACTTCGCGCGTGCACAGTACGCCCTCACTAAGGCTAGCGTGCCACTCACGAATTTGTGCGCTATCGTTGACCCCTCAGTTGCCTACACGCTTGCTACTCAAGCCAACATGGTCAATCTGTTGTCACCACAGCAAATGTGGGGCGACGTTGCCCGTGATGGTATCATCACTGGGTTCAAGTTCCGTTTCAACATCTTCGGCTTCGACATCTACGTTTCGAACTACCTTCCCGGTGGTATCAGCGAGACTGTCAATTCCGTGGCTGTGACGAACGGCGTGGCTAACTACTTCTTCTCGGCTACTCCCGGCGACACCTGTCCCTGGATTGGCGCGTTCCGTCAGCAACCCACTGTCTACTCAGAGTTCAACAAAGACCTCCAGCAGACTGAGTACCTGACGATCGCCGAGTATGGCTTCAAGCTGTACCGTCCTGAGAACATGGTCACGATCCTCACCAGCACCTCTGTTGTGCCGTCCTAACGAAAGGAAATAACAATGGTTGGTGGCTCTTGGCTAGACCCTGACGGGCTTTACCGTCAGTACGGCACTCAAAAGGCCGTTCCCGAAGTCGGTGGCGATTATCTCAGTTACGGTGAAACCCGTGACATCGAGCTGACGCTTAACTTGGCTTCACTCACTACTACTCCCACGATTATCAGCAACACGACTTTCTTCCCGATGAATGGTCAGGTCTTCATTGAATCTGTCAACATCGACATGGAAGTTGCCGCTGCTGGTGGTACCTCGCTCAGCGTTGGTCTTATGGGTATGGATCGTTCTACGACTTCCAGTCCGTATGGCAACACTGTCTTCGCTAACGGTGTCCTCACCGCTGCGATGACTGCGGGTGCTTCGATTACTCTCACTGGTGGTTCCACTGGTGCTGGTACCGAAGTTGGTACGCAACCGACTGCCTCTACCCAGGGTGCAGGTTACATCACCGCTACGGTGGCTGGAACCTTCACTGCAGGTACGGCTAAGGTTCGTATCCGTTACCGTGGTATTGGTACGATCACTCAGTAAGATGACTGGCCCCTCTGCCTACGGGTACGGGCCAGCCTTCCTTGAAAGGATACAATGTCTCTTCCTACTCTCGCCCTTGACCTTGCAGGCAATATCCCTGTAGTCGACGGTCTTGGTATTCAGTTCGACAGCCAAGTCGGCAGTCCTATCGTTGGTGGTGCTACTAAGCATCCCCGCATCGTAGTAGGCACAGGTGCTCCTACGTTTACAGCCCCTCAAG